GCAACTAGTGGTTTGGTTGCTGGTGATGTCACAGCTACAGTAGCTGCTGATAAACTGTCTTATAATGCAATTGTGGACTTAAAAGCTTACGCTAAAGATAACTACATCCGTGGTATCAGAGGCTCAGGTAATGATGAGGTGTTTCACCTTTTCGTAACTCCACAAGTAATGGCTGACCTTAAACTAGACTCTGATTTCTTAGCTAACGTTAGGAATGCTGGAGTAAGAGGACCTAGCAACACTTTGTTTGCCGGTTCTTCTAGCTTAATGGTTGATGGAATAATGGTACATGAGTTCAGGCATGTGTTTGATACTTCAGGAGCGACTTCTGGAACATCAAGTAATGCTGGTTCTGCTGGATACAAGTGGGGCGCTGACGCTGACGTCAATGGTGCTGCTTGTTTATTCTGTGGAGCTCAAGCTCTTGCTATGGCTGATATCGGTTTACCAGAAATGGTTGAAGACAACTTCGACTATGGTAACCAAAATGGTATCTCCATTGGTAAGATTTTTGGCCTCAGAAAACCAAAATACAATAGCGACCATAACGGTTCTACAGAGGATTTTGGTGTAATCAGACTTGATGTTGCATACGCATAGTCCAGTCATAATTAAAGTGAGGGCCATCTTCGGGTGGCTCTCCTTTATTTTTTAATTTAGGAGTAATTATGAAAGTAATAGCAGATCAAGATATGTATATATCATCAACTTGGGGAGCATCTATTAGATTATATGCTGGTCAAGTAAAAGAAGTGGGAGAGGACTTTGGTTTATTAGCCTTACAACAGGGGGCCAGAAGAGTTGAAGACTCACCTCTTAAAAACCCTTCTCTACTCGCAAGAGAGGGTGAAGTTGTGGAGGATGTTGTAGTAGTAGAATTTGGTGAAGACAATGAACACAATACCGAAAACGGAACGGATCAAGAGGAGACTGAGGTACCAGGAACGATTGAAACGGAAGAGACAGATAGAGAAGAAAAATTAAAGGCTGCAATGGAGCAGATTTTAGATGAAGGATCACCTAAAGATTTTACTTCTGAAGGGTTACCTAAACAGTCTGTAATAAAAGCAGTGTTTGGGGAACAAATTAGCGCAGACGAAAGGGACGAAGTTTGGGCAGAAATGATAGTAGATAAAGAAGAAGATTAATGGCATCAGTAACAACCGGCGCTAATATATTAAGTAGAGTAGAAAGTATATTACAGGACACCTCGAACGTGAGATGGACTGAAGCTGAGTTGTTAAATTATGTTAATGATGGGCAGAGGGAAATAGCAAATCTTGCCCCCCCTGCTACAGCGTACCACGCTAATGTTGCATTAGTAGTAGGAACAAAACAAACACTACCTGCTGATGGATTAAAGCTAATTGATGTAGTTCGTAATATGTCTGATGCTTCTGGTGGTGCTACAGGTAAAAGAAGTATTAGGTTAGTATCAAAAGACATTATAGATACACAAAATCCAGATTGGCATGATTCTACAGTCACAGGGGACGCAGCTCACAGCACAACCGTAAAACATTTTATGTTTGATGAAAATGATCCTTTGAACTATTACGTTTACCCAGGCGCTTCTTCTACAAGTACTTTCGTGGAAATAGTATATTCACAAAGGCCTACAGATTTAGCTAATACTTCTGCAACAATAGCAGTTCCAGATAACTATTCTAATGCTTTAATAGACTACTGTTTATTTAGGGCCTTTATGAAAGATGCTGAATTTGCAGGAAATGCGCAGAGAGCTGGAACACACTATCAATTGTTCACTGTCAGTGTAACTGGCAAGGCACAAATTGATGCTTTAATTAAACCCGATATACAAATAATGAGTAATGGCTAGTTTTGAATCATTTATGAAAGATGTATTACCCTACGTGCCTGGGTGTCCAGACACGGTTGTAGAAAATGCATTACGATCTTCTTCAATTGAACTTTGCGAAAAAGCTGGAGTCTATACAAAAGAGTTAGACCCTATAAGTACTGTAGCAGGTATATATGAATATGAGTTTAACCAACCTGCAGGTACTAAAGTAGATAAGATAATTTGGGCTATATATGATGGTAAGGATTTAGAAGCTATTACTCCTAGAGGGTTAGAAAGTAGAAAGCCTAAATGGAGAGATGCTAGTAATACTTCTACTCCTGAATATTTTATTCAACAATCCCCAGATTTATTTTGGTTAGTACCAATACCAGATACTACAAAATCAGGGGGTATTATTATGAATGTATCATTAAAACCCTCAAGATCATCTAATAATATTGCTACAGAAATCGCAGATGATTACAGAGATGGAATTATTTTTGGGGCTTTGTACAGATTATTACGTATGCCCGCTAGAGATTGGTCAGACCCACAAGCCGCGGTTGATTATGCAGGATTATTTGCTAATACAGTTCAAGAAGCTGAAATAAAAGCTAGAAGGGCTGACATAGGTGTTGGGAGAACAGTTAAATATTCTGGAGTAGGAGTATCTGCTTCTAGAAGATATCGGAGGTATGGTTCGGAGAAAGGATAGATGCAAGTAAAGTTTAGTAAGATACATGTAGATGACTTACAATTTGTTTATGAAGAAATAGAGGAAAAATTAAGGTATGTAATTAAAAAGAGTTATTCTGACTGGGTACCAGCAGATGTTTATGTGGCCCTAAAGAATAAAGAAGCAGATTTATATATAGCTTATGAAGGAGATGAAAACGTTGGATTTATTGTTACTAGTACACAGGAGAACCATGGGGGTGGACCCACTTTATATGTGTGGGCAGCTTGGCAAGACCCTAAGCATGATAATACAAAACAAGGTTTTAATCTTTTGGAAAAGCTTGCAGAAGAGCTACAAGCAGATAATATTGAGTTTCAGACAAGTAGAAAGGGTTGGGAAAAAACAGCCCCTAAATTTGGATATAAATTAGTTAGTTATGTATATAGAAAGGAAATGTAATGGCAAAGAAACCTAAAAAATCAAAAGCGCAAGCTTCCCCAGCAGAATTAATGGAACAACGTGTTGGACAGTCTATGGCCACGCGTGGAGATAGATTAATGGATGCTGGTGTTGCAGAGTTAACAAAGAAATTGGGTACAGACCAAACGCAATATTATTCAGATATAGCAGGGGCTGATGAAGCACAAAGCAGAGCAAACGCTCCAGGTCTAGATACTTTAGAAGGAGATTTTACCAAGTTTAGTAATAATGTTAGGGGGGTATTTGATGCTAAAAGAAGAGCAAGAGAGGCGGGGTTAGCCGAAAATCTTAATCTTAGAAAAGCAATTTTAGATACCGGAGATAAAAAGGGCAATCAACTACAGGGGCTGTCAACTCTTAGTAGACTGGCGGCGAGTAATACAGTAGCTGATATGCGTAATAAACAATCACAATATGCTGCTACTGCTGGGGCTCTTGGTACACTTGCTGGTGGTGGCATAGCGGCAGATTGGAAACCTGCAAAGTGGTGGACCGGCGAATAAGGATATAGGATGAGTGTACTTACAGAAATGAAAAACCGCATGGTTAAAATGAATACCAACCCTGGTGTTCCTTTACAAAATACAGGCAGGGTTTCAGGAGATGATTCTTTTGGTACAGCGAGAACTGATTTAGCTACTAGAAGCAGAGATGACTTTAATAGGTATATGAGCACTTATGCGCCCATACAAGATGAAACTTTGCGATTGGCACAAGAAGACACCTCTTTAATTGATGCAGCTCCTGAAGATGCAAGAAGAGCTATGAAAGTTGCTGAAGGTATTACACAAAGAAATATAGAGCGTTATGGAGCAGACTTAACACCAGCACAAAGACAAGAACTTGGACGAGAACAGCAAAGAACTGGTCAGATTACATCTACAAGCGCTTTAAATTTTGCACGTAGAGATCAAATGGAAAAAAATTTACAAAGATTAGGGCTAGTACTTAATTCTGGTGTAAATGCTAAGAATCAAGGTTTATCAATGTTATCAAGTAGTGCGCAAAGTGAAGCTGGAAGACAACAGGGTTATAATCAATCTAAGGCACAAGCTAGGTCAACTAATATAGGAGCTCTTGGCACGCTTGCTACTATAGCTATTTTTTCAGATGAAAGACTAAAAGATGATATAACTTTAGTAGGTAAAGATGGGGAGTACAATATATATAAATGGGAATGGAATGACATTGCTAAAAGGTTAGGCATTACATCTAAACCAGTTGGTGTATTAGCCCAAGAGATATTATTAATCAAACCAGAAGCTGTTTCTGTAAATAGAAATGGTTATTACATGGTTAATTACGGAGAATTGTAATGGCGACACGTGATCCTTTTACTTCAGGTCTTAGCTTTGGTTCTGCTCTAGTTGGTTCAGCAATCGAAAAGCGTGAGGCTAGAGAAGCTAAGAAAGAAGAAGAGCGGCTGATAGATATAGCTGCTGTTATATCGCAGGCGCACGGACCAGATGTAGCTTTATTTGAGTTTGATAGGGATGGCAGGACTATACCCGGAAAAAATTTCTATGCAAATACTCCTATAGTAAATGAAATAAGAAATAGACTTATTAATTTAAGCCCTGCATTTGAAGAAACTCTGAAATATGATGGGGGTAAACCCGGAGAGTATGCTGGGGAAGTACAATTAGAAAATGGTAATTCTGTTTTATTAAATAATACTAATACTCCATCTGGTATCCAGCCAGTAACCCAAAACAGGTCATCAAATTCGGAGGACCCAGTACTAGAAGTACCCCGAAATTCGGGAGCCGAAATGGCTCAGCTTGCTATAAATGATCTTCATTTAGAGGTAGACCCAACATACTTAGATAGAATTCTATTAGCCCAAAATGTTAAGGGAACTCCTAACTTAGAGGAGCTCCAAAAAGAAATATTAACTAAGCTTCGTGATCCCCAAACAACGGATGAGGAGAGAATGTTTTTACTTTCTACTTACTTGGAAGAGACCAACAAAACAGAAACAGGGGGAACAGAAACAGGGGGAACAGAAACAATGAACCCCGACGTAGTCGAGGAAGCTTTAAGCACTCCTACAACTGGAACTGAACCAAGCGGTGCGCCGGATTCTTATGGTAATGTAGGAGTTCTTCAGGGGAAAGACCTAGCTATCGCAGAAAAAAACATGGGGGAGTATAAAGAGTGGGCGGACAGGATGCAGATAAAGGGTAGGGAAGAGGACCCGAGGTATTCAGATGTAAGAGCCCATTCGGAAGCAGCGTATGCTAAGCGTAAGGCCGACAATAACAGAACATGGAGCGAATTCTTCACCGGTTCACAGGAAGACAAATTAAAAAAACTAGATAGTCAAATAGCCACGTATGAATCTAGATTATCGCTTGACAAAGGTGATGCAAAACGAATGGGTGCTGAACGCACATTACCTAAACTCTATGAACAAAGAGAGAAGTTATTAGCTACTGCTATAACTACCTCATCAGCTAAGTCTACATTAGGCGAAGATAACAACATTCCTGAGCCAGAGTTGATTATAGCGGATAGTGAAAAGTTAAAAGAACAGTTTTTAAAAGAGTTGGAGGGGGGTGCTAATGCAGAACAAATAGCTGCCCTACAAGAATCTAGAACTAAAAAGATACTTGAAAAATATAATGTAGAAAATATGGCCGACCTTTTCTCACAAACTAAAATGACTATACAAGATAAAAGAAGTGTGGGACTAACACTTGCTAGGCGTATTGCTATAACAGAAGGTAGAAGGTTAGGCACTACTAATATAAAGGACATTGCTGAGACTGGTGCTACTGCTTATACTGCGATTTGGGGTCAGATTATGCATAATGATCCGACGTTAACACCAGATAAATTACATACACAGCAATTAGCCTTAGCTAACTACGAGCTAAATGTAACCAGGTTTGAAGACGACTTTAAAAACTCTATGTTGGGTAGGTCGCAAAAATATTCAGAAAATTTAGGAGAAATAAAAGAGTATTTATTTACAAATGAAGAGGGTGAGAGTGTTAAGACACCTAATAGCCCTACAAAGGGAGATAACAACGCTAAAATTAGAAAAAAAGTTGGAGTTATGGCTGCAGATGCAAAAAGAGCCCTCCAAAGCATTAATGCAGGAAGGGGCACACCTGATGATTGGGACGCAATAGAGTCTTATAAAGATGCTGTTGTTTTCTTAGCAAAAGTTCATGCTTATAAAAATAGAGATGTAGGTCTTTGGACGCGGATAACTGAATTTCTTACTGGGGAACCAGAAATGGGGGAAGCTGATATTGATGCCCAAGGTTCTTATTTTAGAATTGAAAATGTTGGGGAGAATCTTGAACTTGATTTTGGTAACCAACAATATTTTACTAGAGCTGACATGCGGCATTTAGTTGGAGATGGTTCTTCTAACGTTTTCTACTCTATTTTAACGGATGAAAGAGTAACCAAGAATTTAGAACAAAGAGCACAAGAAAGGAGTCAGTAGCTTATGGCTATAGATAGTGATAACTATGAAGCCCTTCTGGAGTCTTTAGAAAGCTCTTACAATGCTCCTGTTGGTAAAAAAGAGGCAACCTTTGGTGAAAAGTTCAAAGCGGGTCTTAGATCGGGAGGAGTAGGCCTTGATGCAGGCATGAATTACTTTGATGCTGCTTTTCAAGAACTAACAGGAGATACTTACGAAAGAGACCAAGCAATATATAAAGCACAAAGACTAGAGAAAGTATCTGCTAAGTATCTTGAAGGCCTCCCTGAATTTGAAGAGTTTTTAGACCAACCCACTGCTCAAGGTTTTGTGGATCAATTAGCTATTAGCACAGGAGAGTTTTTCCCTTCCGCGCTCGCTAGTGTTGGGATGGCTTTAGTAGGTTACCTAACGGGGGGCACTAGCTTTGCGTTAATGGCTGGAGCAAGCCGACTAGCTTTATCCTCTTCGGCTAAAAAAGGCGCAAGGAAAATAATAAAAGAAGGCTTTGAAAAGAGGGCTAAAAAATTAGACACCAAGACAGCGGCTTGGGAGGATATGACTGAAGGTGGTTATACTCTGCTACAAACATTAAGGGGGGCCCCTGGCTGGCAACGTAGTACTAGGTATGGTGCTTTAGGTGGTGCGTATTCACAAGAAGGTATGCAAGGTTCAGGTACAACTTATGGAGAATTTGCTCGGCAAGATATGAAAGGGGATAGAGAGGCTGCTATAAGTATGGCTGTAGGTTTTGGTCCTTATGCTGCTGTAGGGTTAGGATCTGAGGTAGTTGGAACCAGTTTAGTACTAAAACCCTTTTTAAAAAATTTACAAAAGATCGCAGCTAAGAAAGCTAAAACCGCACCTAAAGGTTCAGGTTTTGCCTCTTTAGCTAAAGAGCTTAGTGCGGGTTTTGGTAAAGGTGCAACAGTTGGTTTTGCCGGTGGTGCTGCTTCTGAGGGTACTGCAGAAACTTTGCAACAAGCTATGACAGCAGCACAAAAGTTTGCTATTGATGAAGATTACTCTACAGACATGGCGAAATTAGATCTAGTAGAATCAGCCTTTAAAGGTTTTTTTGGTGGGGGTATTATTGCAGGGGCTGGTAGAGGTACTACGCAGGCTGTATCTGATGCGTTTATGTCTATAGATTCAACGTTAGAAAAAACTAAAAGTTTAGTAGAAGAGGCTAGTGAAGAGTTAACAATAGAAAAAGAGGAGTCAGTAGGTTCTGCAGATTTAAGAGACTTTAAAAAAGTTGAAAAATTTAAGCAAAAACAAAAGGGCACTAAAATTCCTGGCACTAATGTAAATACTAAATCTCAAGAACAAGATTCTAATATACCTCCTAAACTAGAAAATCCACCTAGAGGTAAAGACGGAATTAATACTAATAAATTAACTGAACAAGCTCCGGAGTCTACAGGAGATTTATTAGCCCAATTAAAAACGATGGCTAGTGGGAAAAATCCCAAAAAAGCTGTATGGATATCTAAAAATAGCCCCACTCTTACCCAGGCACAAATATCAGAGGTTTTAGGGGGTAAAGAATTTTTTATAGGAACAGTAGAGAATGAAGGGACAATTGTGGCTTTAGATAAAGCTACAATTAATGAAGTTATTGAAGATAAAGCTAGTCCAGAATCTAAAGCAGCAGCTCTAGGTTATTCAGAACCAAAAAACGCTACACATGATAGGGCTATTTTAATAGAAAATACAGAAGGTAAAGAAGTTCATTCTGAAACTACTAATGAGTTCAATGCTCCAGCTGTGAAAGAAAAATTACAACAGGCATTTAAGAATGAGCCAGATTTAAAACCACCATTAGAACTTTCATTAGAAGAAGTATTAGAAGAACGGAAAGAAAGATTTATTGATGAATATGATTTACAAGTAGCACAAACAATAGAAGCTTTTTCTGAGTCATCTCCTGAAGATGCAGCTAGAATTTTAGAAAGACATTCTGATAATTATGATGTGCTTGTACAGTTAAGAGGTTTAACCCCAGAAGGGGCTTTTAGAGAAGAAATAGACAAGAGGTTAAAAAATATTCTTGATGTTTATTATGATGAGCTATCTAAGAAACAAGGAATCCCAAAAAGTGAAGTACCTATAAAAAAGGTAATAAAACAAGTTAAAAAGGCTAATGAAGCAAGAAGGGAGACTCTGGGGCGGGGTCAATCTAAATTTGCTGGTGAAACAACAGAAGATTTACAAACAAAAGTAGATACACGACCAGAATTAGAAGACATACAAACAGAAGTAACAGACGACGAACTTATAGAAGCTACTGCTGCATCTGAAGCCATAAGTATAAAAGAACAAGACAAGACAGTAGTAATTGGACAACGAAATACTAGAAATAAAAATGCTATAGGGTGGCTTGCTTATGAACACTATTTTGTAGAGGCTTCACCAGAAAAAGAAGCTGAAATAGCTGAAGCTACTAGAGCTCTTTACGCTCAATATGATTTAGATAATGATGTAGAAGGTAAAGTTAAATTTCAATTAGAAGCTTACAGAAATGAGACGTTAGGATTTAGTTTCCCTGCTTCTCTTTTAAATACTTTAACAGCGGTAATGAAACAAAATCCTTCAGCTGAATATGAAATTGTAACTAGAGTCCGCAAAGAAGTTAGTAGAAAAAAATATAACGAACAAGCACAAAATCCTTTTTTCGACCCTCTTAGATTCATACACAATAATTATGAATTAGGAAAATTTATGGGGATGAATTTAGAAAGAATGGAATTTTTGATTAAATCTAGAAGACCTTTAGAAGAAACTCTTATAAACGCTGCTCCTGAAGGGCAAGAAGAAGATTTAGTCACACCCAAAAAATTCCTTATAGATGCTGTAGCTAGAAACGTAGCTTCTTTACCAAAATACACGTCTAAAGGATTTTTTGTACAAAGACCACAAGACAAGGCTCCTAGACCTTTAAATATGCCAGGATTAATTTGGGATGCTAAAAAAATAGTTACTGCAGAAGGTGCATATATAGAAGGAGATCAAAAACAATCATTCAGGGCTCTTGAAATGGTTTTAGGTATTGGGGGTGAAATAGGCTATGAATTTTTTGCAAATGTTAAAAGAGGTAAAAAAATAGAAGTAGTTTCTTTTTCTGATATGTCTCAAAGAGATATAAGAAATTCTCCAGCCGAATTTTATAAAAAAGGTACTTTCCATATGACCCTAGGCAAATTTATGACTCGTCATGCTAGAAATGCGGGTAGGAGCTACGATGACTACGCTGCAGCTACTGGTATGTTGATAAGTGCTATAGTTGACACACAAATTACAGAAAGAAAAGCTGAAGCTATTAGGGAAAAAATACAAGAAAAAGAATCAAAAGGAAGAGCTGAAGCTTTTAAAATATTAGGAGAAACAAGCTCCGCAGCTTACACCACAGGTTCAGTGGATAATGCGCAAGTCTTAGTAGCTAATTACGCAGAAGAGAACAAAGCCGAATCTGCTGCAATTGAAGACAGAGTTAGAAAAGAAATTGAAAGAGAAATAGCAATAAAAGTACGAGAAGATGTTGAGTTAAAAGACGAAAACTTTTTAGTTTTTACAACTGAGTCCCCTGTAAGACAAAGGCGTAAAAATGGTCAAATACAACTTATACCAGCTACTGAGTTTTCTACAGAGTCAACCATATTATTAGATGACCCCTCTCCAGTTCTTAGAGGGCAACGTGAAGTCCCAGTTACATTAGATACGAGAACAGAAGAACAAAAAATAAGCAGAATAAAAAAACCTACCGTAGAGCAGCTAACAGACAAACGAAGAAAAAAACCTTTATCTAAAGCCTATGCTGAAGTTAAAGTTAAAGCTAATGAGAAAAGATGGAATGAAAAATTACCTTTTGACCCATCTATTATGGACACTTTTGATTTAATTATTGATAGTTTAGTTAAACAAGGGAGAGACAGCAACGCTAATATGTTGCCTTATCAAGTGAGTTTTGAGGGCAGAGTTGTAGATGAACGAGAACCGGGATCACCCGATGTGGTAAGTGCAACAAGGGATTTACTTTCCAGAGAGGGGGCACAAGACTTAGAAGGCCAAAAATATAGAGCTATGAACCGTGAGCAGAATGATACTAAACCTCCTTTTTATACTTCTAGTAATGTTAGAAAAGGTCAAAATCTTATAGAAATGAGTAGTGACTTTAGAAGACATTACAGCACGTTAGCAAACCCATTAATTAAAGTTCTTAACAAGTTTAAATTTTTTGGTATAAGTTCAAACATTCATTTTATTACTTTTAATGACTTGCAGTATGAAACAGCTGATGTAAAAACATTAAATAACAATACAGCTATGCAAAAGCTTTTAAAACAGGCGTATGAGAAAAAAAGTAAATTTGGAAGGCCAGATAATCAGTTCAGGGGTGGTGTTACTTTAAGATTACCCGGTAGGCAAAATAAAGATGGAAGTTTTACTCCTAATGATGAGTATGTAATTGTTATAGATACTGATTTCCATAGAGGACAACATGGTGCACAACGTACTAAAGACCTAGGACAAACCGCTGATGCTTTAATTACTATTGCTCATGAATTAGCTCATGTTATACAACTTAACTATTTAGATGATGTACATTTTTTACCAGGCGTAAGAGAGAAACTAAAAAAAGAATTTTTTAAAGCTAGAGAAGCTAACCCTGAAGCATATGGAGAAGCTAACCCTAATGCTTTTGAAGAATGGTTTGCTGATAGGACAGCTGAGTGGTTAATAGGGTACGCAAGTAATGGTGGCGGTTATGCTGGCACGATGACAAGTAAAAAGTGGAGAAAAGCAAAATCTGCAGCGGATGGTTATTTTTTACGTATTGCTAAAGATATAATAAAAGCTTGGGATGCATTAATCGGCACAAGTACTTTTACTGAAAGAGTAAATCTAAAAAACCCAAACCCAGTGTTTGATGAATGGATAAAAAGTATTACTACAGCAGCAAAAAGAACTGCAGGTTATGAGCGGTCAGAAGGGCAATTGACGTGGGATCAAAAAGAGCTTGTGCTAGAAATGGTGGCAGATAACCTTAAAAAAGTAACAGATAAAAAAACGTATAAAGCTTTATTTAAAAAAACTGGAAACTTAGTTAGTGGCCTTTTAAATGATAGTCCTGACGCTATGGAGATATTTAATCGTATAGTTAGAACTGCTCCAGGAATGTTAAGATCAGTAGGGTTACGTGAATTATCGTTTTTATTAGGTGGGCAAGCAGCTTCAACGGAAGCAGGAACAGAGGGGTTGTCTATGAGGCAAGAATCCCAACAATTAAATGCACAATTCCAAAATGGTTTAGCAAGAACTATTGGGCTAGACCCTAAGAAAGATAGAGTTAGACTAACATCTTTAAAATTAACACGTGAACAAGAAGAAGCATTTTTCTATGCAGAGGATGAAACAATAAGTGATAAAGAGCTTTCTAAATTAAGTCCTATGGGGCTAAAACTAAGAGTCTATGCACATGAGTTTTATGTAAACCACCTAGCCCAAATAAATCCAAAGACTGGAGAACCTTACTTAGATATAGGGCTTTTACAAACTAACACGCGTGATGGTGGTATAGCTAGTTATTTTACAAGAAGCCTTCTTATAAGAGACTTACATTTTAATCCAGAAAAACGAGCGTTGTTTGAACAATATACTGTAGGGTTAATTGAGAGCAATAATTTTCTAGTGCAAAAAGTTGATTTAGAAACAAAAGAAGTAAAATTTGAAAAACCAAAACTAGTTGAAAGGTATAAAGATGATAAAGGTGTAGAAAAAATACGTAAAATTACAGCAGAACAATATGCAGAAAGGTATGTTGACTCAATTCTAAGGCTTGATGTACGTGATTCTTTGTTTGAAAGAATTATGTCAGATAGCCAAAAAGACGAAGTTTTAGGTAATGTTAATTTAGGGTTTAAATCTAGTTTATCTAGAAGTTTAGCGTATAGAAGAATTCCAGATATTGAGGGGGTAACAGATGAAAATGGAGAAGTTATTATACGTGACTATGGATACCCAACTACAATTTTAAGGCAACTAGGGTTACTTGAACATCCTACTACAGCGTTTCTTGGCTATGGCAGACACGCAAGTAAAAGACTAGCTTTAGAAAAAATAGGTGGAGAAAAGTATTTAGAAGAACAAATTGCATCTGTACCTACAAGGAAACAGCCTTTAGTTAGAAAAGCTATAAGATCTATTTTAGGTAAAGTAGATAGTCCTATGAATCCTACGTTTAGACAATTTAATAGTTGGGGATTATTTTCTAATATTGTAACTACCCTTACTTTTTCAGTATTAGCTTCTTTTCCAGATTTAGCGGGGCCCTTTCTAAGAAGTAGGGAACTAAGCAGTTTTAAAACAGGTTTAGAGTTATTAAAAGACTATGCTACTGACCCAAGTAAAAGAGAGGAATTTATACAATTTTCTTTGGACATTGGCGCAACAACACAAGACGCTATGGCAGACATGTTAATGAATGCTGCTGAAATGGACTATATGACTGAGTTTACTAAAAAAGGCACAGATTTCTTTTTTAGAGCTATATTACTAGATCAATTTACTAATTTTACAAGGGTATTTGCTGCGGGTATGGGGCGTAGATTTATTATATCTCTTGCACTAAACACAAAAATGGATAAGCCGCGAAAACGAAGATATTTAAAACAACTGGGTGTAACAGAACAAGAAGTGCTTACTTGGTTAAATGAAGATAAACAAGATTTAAATACTCCAGCAGGAATTAAAGTGTCTCAAGCTATTTATAAATTTGTAGATGAATCTATTATTAGACCTAATTCGGCACAAAGACCAATGTGGGCTAGTAATCCTTACTTTGCCCTAGTGTGGCAGCTTAAAGGTTTTTTCTATGCTTATGGTAAAACTATAATTGGTGGGCAAGCTAGAGAGATATATGCCCGTTATCAAGAAGCTGGTGCTGGTGCAGCAGCATTACCTTTAGTCATGATGGCGATGACTATTATACCTCTTACAATGTTAGGTTTAGAAATACGAGAATATATTAAGTTGGCTTTTGGGAACATTCTTCCTGGAGCAGAAGCGTTTGGGGAAAAAGACTATCTAGCAACTAATAGTATGCCTTGGGACACTTATATATATGAAATATTTGATAGAAGTGGCGTTGCGGGTCCATTCGGATTATTATTACCTTTAGTACCAGGGCACCAATGGGGCGGGCCATTTGAAAAAGGGGCAAGTATAGTAGGTCCAACAGCAGATAAGGTTTTTGATATATTTAAGTATGGGCCTGTTGATGCGAGGTTCTGGAAGGAACAGGTCCCATTATATGGACAAGTTTGGTAAATTTTAATTAGGAAAAAATATGGCATATTCAACAACAATAAAATTAGTTACTGGAGATACTTACCCAGAGCTTACTTTTAATCTTAAGGATAGCAATACTGCCGCTACTGG